ATTATTAAAAATATAATACATATGATTTCTATATAATAGATTTCGTTATCTTTCATATTACTATATTAAAATAATATTTTAATCGTCATCTTCAATGAATTTAAGCTTTCCTTTTGTGTCTTCTTCACTATAATTATGAAATTGTATTAATTCGTTATCTTGATAATAGGAAATATTATACTTATTAGTATTGTAAAATTTAGTACGAGCATAACCTTTGCGTTTAAATACAGAGAATTCGTCTAAAATATCGATACATAATGGAATATATTTTCTGTCTTCTGGGCGTTCTCTGAGAATACGACCGATAGATTGTTGTATATCAGATATGGGGGAAGCAAATATTACTGTATTTAATGTCGGTACATTGAATCCCTCAGACGCCAATTGATATGTCGCTAAAATAATTTGTTTTTCTGCGGATACATTTAGATCAGCTTGTTTCATACCACCAACATAATAACCGTAATCTTTATTCAAAATATTTTTATCAATAATATATGTTTCAATATCAGTTAATAAATTTCTACGCTCGCTTAAAATTAATATTCTTCTATTAGGGTCTTTTTTAATTAGACTTTCTAAAACATTGATAATATATTCTGTCCTAGGTTTGAATTTGCAAATGTTATTAATCATGGCAGCGGTATTCTCCTTTCCATTCCACATTTGTTTTACAGCCGAATATTCAATATTGGGCTCATAATACTTATGTATTTGCACTTCTACTTCTGTAAACTCTTTGTTTTTCATTGTGTAGACAGAATTACCAATATAATATTCAAAAACCTTTCGCATACCATCTTTGCGATTTAGTGTAGCGGATAGACCCAAAATAATAGGCATATTTAGTTTTTTAAAAGCTCTGCAAAATACTTGTGCTCCTGTATGGTGTACTTCATCAATAATTATAAAACCAATATCATTGAAAATATTAATATCATAATCTCTCATCGATAATGATTGTAAAGATGCAATAATAAAATCTTTATTTTCAACATCTACCTTATTCTGTTTTATAATACCAATGCTGGAATTCGGAGAGAATGTTTTAACAGTATCAATAAATTGTTGATTAAGGAAGTCTTTGTGACTTATAAACATAGTTCTTTTTTTCAATTGACAAGCGATATATAGACTCATTATAGTTTTACCGAAACCACATGGAACTGAAATGATACCACCCATTTTAAGAGGATTTCTTGCTGCTTCTAGAAATTTATTTACAGGTTCGTGTTGAAAATCTCTTAATTTACCATTGAACTCAACATTTATATCAGCACCACATTGTAATTTAGTAGTCTTTGGAAGCCCATAATTACGTAGACCATAGTATCTCGGAATATAAATTCTTTTTTCCGTTTCCTTATACAATAAGAAAGTAGTATCTGGTTTATCATTATTAATCCCCATATCAAAATTAATTCTAGGTTTCATAGTAAGATTCTCTTTAATTTTAACTAATTCTTCACTTTTCAAAGAAGATTTAAGAAGACTATATCCGTTTATAGTTAACATTATATAAGCTATTACATAAATATAATCGTATCATTTTTTTATATGAATTATAATAGAATACAGTTAAAATACAAATGATAATCAACTCATTTAGAATATTAGCTGTCGTATTATTATTTGCAGTTATGCTGATACACGATATACCATTCAAGAAAATGTATAAGGATTCTATTATGCAATTTTATTTAGCTGTATTATGTGTTGCTATATTGATGTTATTTGATAATATTACTGGTTTTGTAGTAACATTTGCTTTATTAATTGTATATTTCAGAATATATAATGCGGAAATAAGAGAGCGGAATATGATTAAAATACAAGAAATTAAAGAAAAAGAAGAAAAAGATAAAGAAGAAGAAGAGAAGACAAAAAAATGCAATAAAGATGATAAATGTAAATTAGAAAACCCTGATAAAAAAAGTATTATTGTACGTGAAATCAATAATATAGAAACCGACGGATTAAATCCATATATTACCGAAGAACATTTAATATCAGCACAAAATAATGTTATAAATGACGAAATATATAATGATGAAATTGGCGAACTATCTACTGAATATAAAAATGCAAGACCATTATACAAATCACAGGGGTTAAATGATAATCAACATCATTTAGAGGGTTATGATTATTATAATAGTTATTATGGAACTTTACAATTCGAATCAATAAATAATTAAAATAATCTCTTGAATTATTAGATAATTACAATGGTAAATGAAAAATTTGTATCACAAAACGAAAATGATGAAGTCGTAAAAGAAACCTTTACTATATTCGGATATTCTGTTGTAAGTGTAGTAGTAGTTATAGCTTTGCTATGGAGTTATAATATTGGAGATAATCTGTACTTATTCTTAACAGTATATTCTTTAATAATAATACTTTATACAGTAATCATAATATCATTAGTTGTTATGAATAAAAAAAATTATGATATAACATCATATACGATATTGTTTGGTACAACAATATTTACAATATTTTTAGCATTTTTTATTGGTGTATTTTTTGTATATAAATATTTTAGCATTTCCTCTTTGAAAAGGAATAACGATCAGGTAATAAATTATTCTTATAAATATTAAATGTAATTAAAAAACGATAGTACATATAATATTACGAATAAAGATACTGTTTTAATTAGAATATCATAGGCGTTGAGATTTTCATGTAAATATTCTGGCATTTTTTCATAAATTGTTGATACCATACTAGTATTATGGATTAATAATACAATTATAACAATAGTTAAATTCTTTTTTACCAATTCCATATCTATATTTGCTATATTTGAATTGTTATAATTTTGCGAGGGTGGATATTTTTCAGATAAGTTATATTCGGGTTTTCTATATTGAGAAGGTGGGGGTGGGGAATAATTATCCTCTGGGGGAAATTCAACAATATCGTCTTCGTAATCGGGTATCATACTACTACTTGTATTTTTATTTTTAGAAGTATATTCGTCGCGGAACTCATTTAATACATCTTGAACCAACGGGTCATTAATATCATTATTATCTGTCGTATTTGTATTTCCATTTAACGTAGATGTTGGCGTAGACATATTTATACTTAATTGTAAACTCTAATGATATACTATATTTAGATAATTAACTTTATAACGCAATTTATAACTAGGTATTTATTACTTCCTCTTTACATTTTACCTTATATTTATTAAGTTTATAGCATTTATCATTATATTTAAAATCAGCATCTATTAATTTAATTGGCATATAAAATAACAATGCAATAGATAATCCAAATATAGCACTAATTATTAATTGCCCCGCTTTATCATAGAACATTCTGTCAATAATATAATTTAATTTAGATGTTCGCATTGATTATCCTAATGTATGTCTTTATTTTTATATTAATGGTGTAGGATAGTTATTATCATCCAAACATTTTATATTTATAACATCATATTTGTAACATTCATTATTATCACCAATATATATATTATTATTTATATTTTCAAACATTACATATTTATCATTTTGTGTAATAAAATATACATATATAATTCCAAATATAAATGCAATAAAAAAACTATACCAATTAATATAGAATATATTTTTCATATCTATTAATATTCTTATATTATTTCTTAATACATCTACCAGAATCGGGATTACATTTTTTTCCTTTTATTTCACATTCCTTCTTTTTAGCTTCCGAACATTTATCTGATTTAATAGCTGGTTTAACAACCGGAACTACTTTCGGTTCTACAACTGGTTTAACAACCGGAACTACTTTCGGTTCTACAACTGGTTTAACAACCGGAACTACTTTCGGTTCTACAACTGGTTTAACAACGGGATCTACTTTTGGTTCTACAACTGGTTTAACAACTGGTTCTTTGATACATCTACCAGATTCTGGGTTGCATATTTTGCCTTTATCTTTACACTCTTTTTTCTTAGCTTCTGTACATTTATCATCAGCGGGTTTATCATCAACTGGTTTATCATCAGCGGGTTTGTCATCAGCGGGTTTATCATCAGCGGGTTTATCATCAGCGGGTTTATCATCAGCGGGTTTATCATCAGCGGGTTTATCATCAGCGGGTTTATCATCAACAGGTTTATCATCTTTAATACATCTACCGGAATCAGGATTACATTTTTTGCCCTTTTCTTTACATTCTTTTTTCTTAGATTCCGGGCATTTATCTGCTTTACTTGGAAGTACCTTTGGTTTTATAGGCTGTATATTTTGCTGTCGTGGCATATTAATAACCTTTTCATCATCGATTATTATATCCATATATGAATATAGATTTAAATTATTATTGTACTTAGGTGGTTTTAATTTTAAATAATTGTGTAAAGCAGTTTTTGTTTTGTCTAATTTAAAAGTTTCCATTAAGTCGGTTTTTTCACGCAACCAATTATCATAGTTAATATTTTGCTCTACTCTTTTGTTTTCATAGTTTTCATAATATTTTTCTCTTTTTTTATTGCTAATATTCTCCTTATCAGAAATATGATCAAAATATAATTTAATATTATTTTTTAATAATCCAGCATCTATATCGTTATTTGCATTAGTTATATCAATTATATTTTTGTTAATATTTCTTAATATTTCCATTTAATAATATTAGGGATAAAAATAAATATTTTATGGGGGCAATATAATATCATCAAACATCCCTTTATAAAAAGTTTGTAAACTTTCTGCGGGTTTCATTTGTTCTTCGTAAACACTTCTTGGAATATATTTAATAATAACTTTATCTTTTTTACATATTTTTTTATTACTATAATATCCCTGTATAATTAATAAGCAGCCTATAAATAGAATAAATATAGCAATTGCCTTCATGTTCCAATGATAACTCTAAATAAGTTAATTATTTATTTTTCCTCTTCTTTGCGTTGACTCCACACATCTACATTTTCAATACTTTCTTTGATACTAGATAATTCAACATTTGTATCATCAGTTATATCATCATTTAATGCATCTGTTGGAGATTGCTTATTATCAAGAGATGACGCTGCAACAATAGAATTTTTACGAGATTCAAAGACAGTATCCTTATCGTCCATATTTTGTTTATATTCCTTCATTAAAGTATTAAGTTGGGAATTGGAATATTCTACATCTTTAATAAACTCGGGATCAGGAGCCCAAGCACACCAACAACCAACTTCGCCAACATAAATATGAAATTTATCGCCTAATTTCTTTAAAAACTCGCTTCGCGTTTTTGCCTCATCAAGAGTTTCAAAGCAACCACGAACTTTTACACCGCGGATAGATGTAATACCTTTATTGTCGGCATGATATTTAGATTCAAGTTCTGGGCCATGTACGGATTTAAAGAACTTATATTGCTCATCCATTTCTTTTGCATCAAAGATATATTTATGATTATCACTAATAGTATCAATAACATCTTTTGAATCAGGGTATTTTTCTTTAATAGAATCAAAGATTTCCTTAACATTATTAGAAAAACTTTCCATGAATTTACTAAAAAATAAAGCTTCTTTGTTAATAATAACATCTTCGGGGCTTACAAATGAAAGTAATACATATTTTTGTCCTCTGATAGGTTTGTCTTCATCCAAATGGTCTTCTACTCTTGGGTCTACAAGAGCAATGTTTTTGTCAGTTACTGTCGCCATATTCTTATGATATTTTATATATTTATAATCTTATATATTTTTAAAAAAATATTAGAATAATAAGTAGAAAATGGAATATAAATTTGATTATTCGGAGGCAGGAACGCGATTAATGAAATATTTATTTGAAGGCTTGGTTGTAGCATTTATTGCACTAATATTACCTAAAAATAAACTCGAATGGAATGAAATATGGCTTTTAGCATTAACAGCCGCATGTACTTTTTCAATATTAGATTTATTATCCCCTATTATATCAAATAGTGCTAGACAAGGAGTTGGTTTAGGAGCCGGGTTTAGTTTGATTGGTTTTCCTGTTGGATTTTAGAGAGATGGTATAATTTCATAGTTTAAATCAATACAAATCTTTTTCCATATTTGGTCTTGAACATACAATTTTTCTCTGCTTTTTAAAAGAGGAAAATATTTAAGATATTCATCTAGACCTAATATTTGAAAAAACTTATAAAGAACATAGCTGTAAGATAAGAAATTCTTTCTATCCTTTGGACAATGTTTCAAAAAAGGAGCTTGAATATTTCTAAACATATTACATAATTTTTCTTCTAATTCCGGGCTAAATTGCGGAGTAGGGATACCATTGATTCTATTTATAATATAATTAATATGTTCATAATACTTATTGATACGTAATCTTTTAAGAATATCGCGCATTTTAGAATATGTAATTGCTTTAAGATCGAGTATCTTTTCTTTTTTAATTTCCGCTAAAATCTTTTCGAATATTTCGTCTGGAATATCAGTGCTCTCTTTCCCTTGAACTTGGTTGCACCATTCCCTAAAATGATTTATTCTTTTATAGCAAAAATGCGAAGTATCCTTGGTATTTTGTTTAAGTATAGGTCTATTTTGCTCAACTAACAATAATTCTTGATATCCGCATGTATTACATATCATTATTGCGTCTTGTTGCAAACAAATCATTTTACTTTTACAATCCTTACATATTTCAATATTATCATCTTCAACATTTCTAACATATTTTTTATTTATTATAGACATATATTTATCAACCAAAGTACTTTTATCATCAACTAAATCTTCAATATCACTATTATCATCAGTATCTTTAATATTACTTTGTTCTTGATTTGATACATTATTTAAAGCATCTAATACATTTATAGAGTTCGGTGCGGAGTTTGATTTTTTATTTTTAGCTTCGTTTTTATATATTTTTCTTCCTTGCTTATTTGGCATATCTATCGACGACTTAATTATATTCGTTGTAGAAACAAGAGCATTATTAATATGTGATTGATTATCAATAGTATCATAATATTGGAATAAAATATAGCTAGTATTTTTATAATATTCTATTTCGTCATAATTATTATTAAGCTCTTTAATTTTATGTTTTGTTTCTATAATTTTTTCGCGCAAATCAACATTACTCGTCCATAATAAATTTATAGTATCCTTATCGTTATTATCATTATTTAATTGGTGAAATATTATATTTGAACTTTGCTCATAATTGTTTAACATTGTATTATGATATTGTAAATCCTTGTCTGTTTTTTCAAATTTTTTTATCATATTATTATGCATTGCATCAAGTGTATATGTTTCATTTGTATCAACATTTATCTTTTTTTTTGATGATTTTTCTTTGAACATCATATATAATAAAATTATCACAATTAGTTTTATATGTATTATAATAGAAATATTCGCGTGGTGAATTATATTTTTTTCTCCACTTATAGTATAAAGAATATAGCGTAAATGGGTGGTGGTCTTCTTCAACTAGTAGCTTATGGTGCTCAGGATGTTTATTTAACCGGTAATCCTCAAATTACCTTTTTCAAAGTTGTATATCGTCGTCATACTAACTTCGCTATTGAAGCTATCCAACAAACCTTCAATGGAAACCCTGGATATGGGAACACAGTAAATTGTCAAATATCCCGTAACGGTGATTTAATCAACCGCATGTACCTCCAAGTAGAAGTACCGGCGATAACTGGTACTGCTGAAAAGTATGTTAACTATTTAGGTCTTCGCTTATTAAAATCTGTTGTAATTGAAATTGGTGGTCAACAAATAGATAAACACTATTCGGATTGGATGTACATTTGGAACGAATTATCTTTACCTGTTGGAAAACGCCACGCTTATGATAAAATGGTTGGGGCTAATGCGACAGAAACATCTATTGCTTCAACTACTTTATATGTTCCCTTAGAATTCTGGTTCTGTCGCAATGTAGGTTTAGCGCTTCCATTAATTGCCCTTCAATATCACGAAGTTAAAGTAAAGATTGAATTTGATACTAAACATAATTGCACTATTCAAACTGCCGCAGGCACACAAGGACCAGCGACCGTGGCAAATGTTCCCGATCTTAAAGATATATCATTATGGGTTGATTACATCTTCCTCGATACTGATGAGCGCAGACGTTTTGCTCAATTATCTCACGAATATTTAATTGAACAATTACAATTCACCGGCACTGAAACACTAGGAGCTGGAAGCACCCGTGTCAAACTCAACTTTAATCACCCATGTAAAGAATTAGTATGGGTTGCTAAATTAAGAACCCCTACTTCTCGTAATGTAAGATGGTATGATTATACTGACATGGACCCAACCGATGATCTTGACAGTGTTGGAACACCCGCTCTTGCTAAAAATCCATTCGAAGATGCAATTTTACAATTAAATGGCAATGACCGTTTCGCAGTTCGCAAAGGTTCTTATTTCAATTTAGTACAACCTTATCAACATCATACCAATGTATCTGCCAATCCAGGTATCAATGTTTATTCATTTGCTCTTAAACCCGAAGATCATCAACCAAGTGGCACCCTCAATATGTCTCGTATTGATACCGCGACCCTTATGGTTAATACCGTTTCTACAACACAAGTGCACACCGCCAGAACCGGTACAGCTAGTGCTGCTGATTACAGTGGTATCAATATATATGCTGTAAACTATAACGTTCTCCGCATATTATCTGGTATGGGTGGTCTTGCTTATTCCAACTAAATTATTAAAATATGTGTATTATTTTTCAATATATTATAACAATAATAATGTAATGTCTTTTGTGTAATATTACACTTTTTTTTTTCTCCTCTAATAGTATAAAGAATATAGCGTAAATGGGTGGTGGTCTTCTTCAACTAGTAGCTTATGGTGCTCAGGATGTTTATTTAACTGGTAATCCTCAAATTACCTTTTTCAAAGTTGTATATCGTCGTCATACTAACTTCGCTATTGAAGCTATCCAACAAACCTTTAATGGAAATCCAGGTTACGGAAATCGCGTTACATGCCAAATCTCCCGTAATGGCGATTTAATACATCGCATGTATTTAACAGTTGATATGTCGGATGAAACCTCAGAAGTGTGTCCTTATTTTGGCTTACGTCTCATTGATTACGTGGAGCTTGAAATCGGTGGCCAAAAGATTGACAAACAATACTCTCACTGGATGTACATATGGAATGAATTATCTTTACCTTATTCGAAACGCGAAGGTTACAAAAAAATGGTTGGTGGCTATGGCGATGTATTAAGTGCTACTTCCAATGATCAATTATATATACCACTTGAATTCTGGTTCTGCCGCAATGTAGGTTTAGCGCTTCCATTAATTGCTCTTCAATATCACGAAGTTAAAGTAAACATCTTATTTCAAACCGCTGAAAAATGCCAAGGTTCTACCACTGCTCTCGCAAGCCCATTAGGTGCTTCATCTCTATGGGTTGATTATATCTTCCTTGACACTGATGAACGTAGACGTTTTGCTCAATTATCTCATGAATATTTAATTGAACAATTACAATTCACTGGCACCGAATCCCTATCTGGTGTCCAAGCAAAACCTAAATTATCTTTCAACCATCCTTGCAAAGAATTATTCTGGTTTGTTACAGCTACTGGTAATTCTACCGCAGGAGTTGATAATGTTAATTGGTATAATTTCACCAATGACCAATCGGGAACTACCATCGCTACTGTAAATGCTAAGGTTGAAGCGAGAAGCGCTGTTACATCTGTAAATCCAATTGCTACTGCTAAATTAGTATTAAATGGTAATGACCGTTTCTCTGAGCGCAATGGTTCCTATTTCAATACAATTCAACCATATCAACATCACGAAAATGTACCAACTAATGCTGGAATCAATGTTTATTCATTTGCTCTTAAACCGGAAGAACATCAACCAAGTGGCACACTAAATATGTCTCGCATTGATACTGCTGTATTAAATCTAAATCTAAACTCTGTTTATACTGCTAGTCGCGATAAAGCTTTACACGTATATGCGGTCAACTATAACGTTCTTCGTATATTATCTGGCATGGGCGGCCTTGCTTATTCCAATTAAATATTACGATATTATTTTTCTTCATATTATTATAATAATACTTTGTGTATAATATTAACTTTTTTTTTCTCCACTTATAGTATAAAGAATATAGCGTAAATGGGTGGTGGTCTTCTTCAACTAGTAGCTTATGGTGCTCAGGATGTTTATTTAACCGGTAATCCTCAAATTACCTTTTTCAAAGTTGT